AAGTAGAGCTATCAGCAGTAGTTGCGTTATTAGCGTAAGATGATGATGTTACAGATATAGAGCTAAGGTTTATTACTCCGTCAAAAGCATTATTTGAACCTGTTATTCTTAAATTAGACCCATCTAAGTTAACGTTTGAAATATAATCTACACTACCACCATTATCAGCATAAGAAGCTGTTACTGCGTATGAAGAAGATACAATCTCAATCGATGCACTAGTGAGGGTGAGAGATGATCCGTTAGATTCAGATCTAAAAAGTGTAATCGTATTTGATGATATAGATGCTGAATGAAAATAAGAACCTAAGTTACTATCCATCTCTGCATGAGAAAGTGCTGATCCTTTTATGTGTCTAAAGTTAATTGCCATTTTATATATCTAATTTTACTTGTACTGTTAATTCCGTTTCAGCTGGCTTAACTAAGGGTTGACTTAGCTTTCCGACTGCTATTAGTTCATTTGCATCATTATATAAACCTACAGATGTTATGTAAGGTTGAAATGATGAACCACTTACGTTATCTTTTAATTTGTTTTCCGAACCAGTCAACGCACTTGGGTTAAGTGTGTGATTGTATTCGTAATCAGAAACCTTTAAGTGGTAGTTATATGTATAAATAGGTTGATTAGACTTATAAGAAAGTACATCTAGTGAAGCAGAATCATGAAAATACTCAGCTACATCAGTATTAGTAAGTATAATAATTCCGTGAGTATAAATTATGTTACCTATATTAATATGCTGTTGAGAGTCGATAAGTTTTAAATTACCTTGCCCGTCATCAACTATAGCTTCTAGTCCTCCAAGATATCCTGCTGGGTTAGATGAATCAGCTTCAGTAGATATATACCCGGTTACAACGTAATCTTCCTCTACATAAATACCACCTAGTTCAGTTAGTACACTACTGTTATATGCTGGTATCATTTTAAATGAACCTGGTTCTATATGGGTTCCGATAATATCTCTAGGTAAAGAATAGACCATAGCAGATGAGCTAAGGTATCTAGAGCCGGAAGGGTTAATAGTTCCGTTTGGTGTATCTGAGGTAGGTTCGTAGTGTTCGTATAATTTTCTTTTAGGGTAATCTGATTCATCTAATCCTACATCAGTAGATACGGATGAGCCGCTTAAAGCAAGAGTTTGATAATCAGTATTAAGAATAGAACCGTTATCTAAATTATAATCTCTGTAGTAAAGTTGTTCTAAACTTTTATACGTTAATGCTGAGTTGAAAGTACCTTGATTGGATATATTACTATCTGATGGACCATAATCAAAGTTTGATTTACCAACAGATAATTCTGCTACTTCTTCAGAACCTGATAATGCATATAGTGCTTGAACCCCAATTGCTGCTAAGTCAATGATACTTCCTGAAAGGTACCAGTTCTTTTTAGCTACATATGTTGTAACAAATGAATCTTGAGATTTTAGTTTTTTGTAAGCACTCATTCATTAATAGTCAAGTTTTATTCGTACTAGAGCTTCTTTTGTAAAATCTTTTAATAATGGAGCAGATAATTTAGCTACTGCTAAAAGATCGTTACTATCATTATATAAACCTACTTGAGTTACATAAGATTGAGGATTATCAATCATAGTACTGTGACGTAGTTCTCCTGATCCTGTTATGTTAGATGGGTTAGTAGAATAATTGAATTCGCTATTTCTTGCTCTTACAAATATAAAGTTTGAAGATAATGTTTCATCCGCTCTTAGAGAGAAACTAGAACCTGACTGTAAAGCGCTTAAACATGCTTCTTTACCGTCCACTGTTGTGTAGTTAGAAGTAACGTTTACTGCACCCATAAAGTTATCTGTTACTAGCTTATCAGTGTTAAGAGCAATTAATCCTATATCTGGATATACTTTACCATATTCGATAGTAGTACTTAATACTGTACCAGCAGCTGATCCTGAATATAAACTATATACTCTACCTGCATCTACAAAGCTATCTGTAGTTAAAGATGTACTATTGTCAGTAAGTTTAAGTTCTCCACCAGATCCTGAAAGGGATAACAAGATTGAACCCGGTAGTATTTTTTCTTTAAACCTTGATCTTTGTATGGAAATAAAGTGAACACTATCTGGTGTTGTAGGAGTACCACTTTGATCGAATGTAAAATCAGTATCTTCGTCTCCGTTAATAAGAGTTCTAAATTGACCGTATACTGTAGCGCTATAAGACTTACCTAGTATGCTTGCATCGTATAGTCCAGAACCACTTCCTAGTCTATGACCGTATGCTATTGCAAACTGTATTTCTTGATCTGATGAACCTGTGTTGTATATATGGTAGTAGTATTTACCTGAGTCTGTAGCCGCTTGTGAACTTGTTACAAATTGTTCAAGAGTTACAGCATTATTAGACCATGCTGGTGAAGTAATGGAGTCTGCACTAACTACAATATCGTCTTGTTCGAATCTTCTGTATGACATAATATTATAAATTTACTTTTGTTATAGTTACAGGAATATTTACTCTTGCTCCACTATCTCTACCAATTAAAGTAATCGTAGTTTGTAGTGAACTTCTTGTACCAAATAACGTATTAACTGTTGTTGCAGTAAGGTTAATTGATGTTCCTATTACCGTCTTAGAAACGTTAGTTCCTAGTGTTGTTTGGCTGTTTAAGTTATCTGCTTCTTCTGTGTTTACTCCTACTCCGGTAAAGTTAGATAGTACTCTAGCATCTGCTATAGTTGCTGTATACCCTCCTGCTTCAAATGTAGAAGTAGCACCTAAGTAGTTTAATGTTTGTGGAGTAATCGCTAGAGAAGCTCCTTGTCTTAAACTAATAGATGCATATCCTGCCTCTAGTAAAGGTAGCTTAGAAGTACCTCTTGGAAGAGTAGATAATTTATATTTCATAACTTGAGTCTCATCTGGAAATGCTTCTAGTAAAGGCATATTTTCTATAGCCTGTCCATAGAAAGCTGAACCTGACGCGTGATCTGGGTTATAAAGTGTATAGTCTATTTCGTCATCTGCTAAAGCAAATTGTGTAATTTTAAAAGAGCCGTCTCCTCTAGCTAAAAGCTCTCTTCCTTTTTTTGTTAAAATTGCGTCGACTGTTACGACACTGTTGTTTAAATATCCCATTTGTTTTTGTTTCTTTTATATAAATATATTGATTTAAAGTTTTATGCTTATCCTTGTGATGATGATACTACTCTCGATACAAAAGTCTTATTTACACCTAAAGGTGATTGCCATGGTTGTGTTACATATATTCCATCCTGTTGAGCATTTACTCTAGGTCCAATAGAAGCAGGAGCTTCATAACTATATTCACCAAGGTCAGATAAGTATGTTCCACTTACTATAAGAAGCTCTGGGTCTTCCCCAGGTCTTATTTCTACTGTTTGTAAATTATTATCTGAACCGGTAGAGTAATAGTATATTGTATCTGCAGCATCATTATCGCCTCCTAGAGTTATAAACTCTAAATGGAATAAGTTATCTGCTGCTGCTCCTGAGTAAATTTCTACAGGTTTAAGTTCATATCTTGCTAAGTTGTCATCTATAGCTATTATTTCTTCTTCATTAGGAATAAATAATTTAGTTTTAGTTATTCTCTTAAATTCATTTCCAGCTAATTCGTAAACCGGTTGACCGACTGGTGGTATATCGATAATACTACCTTGCTGGTAACTTACTAATTTATCTGCTGTTCCTGGTCTTATGGTTTTAAAAGGAGGGTTAAAATAAAATTCTTCAAATTCAAGATCAGAAAAAGATTGAGATCTTATAAAGCTAGAAGAAACTAACAGAGGGTATCTAACTGCATCAAACTTTTTAAAGGTAAGAGCAGGGTCGTTATAAAACAAACTACCGCTATTGAGTTTACTTCCATCATATCTAGCTGATGTCCATGTTTTAGAGTAAAGGTTAGATTCCTGAAATGAAGCAGTAATAGCAGTATTGCTGAGTATAGCTTCTAAGTTTCTAGCTGACAAAGAGCTACCAGATCTAGAATAATCTACTTCAAATACTCCTCCTTTAACTGTTCCAGCCGAACCTGTCAAGTACCCTCTTCTTGGCTCTATTGCATTATTGAATTGAGAATTATAGTCATTATTTTTAAAGTCATATAATCTCGGTAAAGGTAAAAGAGTGGAGAATGTACATGATCCGGTTATCAAGTCAAATGATCCTGTAAAGCCTGGTATTATTTGATAAGCATAATGATTACTATATGCTATACCATTATCAGTGTTTAATGTTATATCTCCTATTAATATAGAAGTAAGATTTTGTATACTCTCTATTCTACTTACACCGTTACAATCACTTGTATGTATTGTCAGCCAGTCTACATGCACATTATCTCCAGAGCTTGAGTCTATAAAATACCTCAACTCTCCTTGATTAGGTGCTGTAGTTTTAAATGTGCTTAATATCTGTGCCATAATATTTATCTATTTTAAAGCCCTGGGCAAATATAATAAGTTCCGTTATCTTGAGTCGAAGTACCTAGCAGTTCATTTGATTGAGAGAAGAATCTTAATCCATCATTGTAATCATTTCCGTAGAATATTTCTGTTTCTGCTAATGCTGATGAATGTGATACTGGGTATGTAAATATTTTTTCAGCCAGAGCAAACGCAAGTGAGCCATCTCCAAATCCATTATTTGATTGACCGTCCATCCATGTATAGAATGATCCTGATGTACCGGTAGTGTTGTTAAGTATGTAACCACAGACTGTATCTTGAGGTGGATTACCTGTAGGCTGTCCAAAGTATAGTGTTACTGGTGAAGGTCTAGCGTCTGCAGGAGTTGTAACGGTTTGCTGTGATGAGTAAATAATATCGTTAGAATCTCCGCAAGTACTACTACCTTTAACATATGCTCTTACGTAGTATGTTTCTCCGAAATCTAAATAAGTATGAGTAGTTGGATTAACTGATTGAGACATATTAGGTGTGATAAATGTATCTAGTACTACTTTAGCAAGGTTACTTGCTCCACTACCTGCTAATACGTGTTTGTTAGCAGAGCTTGACACAGTAGGTGTAGCATTAGTACTTATTACATACCCAACTTCACTTATACCTGATCCTGTTTCTGCTATTGAAGCAGTAAAGTTTAACTGTAATCCAGTAGGGTTAGCAGAACTTGTTGTTGCAGGATTAAATGCTCCGTAAGCGGTAGCTACTGCTGCTAGTCCTGTGAGGTTAACTTGAGGGCATACTTCTGAAATAGTTAAAGCTGTTCCTGTTGTTACTACAGTGCCGCAATCAGATCCTGATAGCTGTATTGAAGCTGTTGGGTGCCAAGTACCTGCTGCATATGAGCTGGTAGTTGAATAGTTCCAACTAATAGTACCTTCTCCACTTTGAGCTTGATTAGTTACTACGTTTTCTTGAACTTTTATTGAAGCTGAGTTATATTCTATATCTACAGTATAGTTACCTGCTCCTGTTGCTTGATAAGAACCAGAAAATATAAATTCGCTGCTTGATGATGTAGTAAATGAAGATATAGTTATAGTAGGACGACTTATCTTTTCTACTCCTATTGGTTTATAAAATATATTTGTAGGACTTTCATATTTCCAGTCATTTGCATCATTTAGTGAATGTTCATAAACAAATTCATGACTACCAGAAAACTCTCCATCGTATCTAGTTCTTTCTTTTTCGTGATAGTGGTACGTTACTAATCCTCCCGATACATGAGATGTAACGATAGACTCAGAATAACTTGCAGTTAAAGGAATGGTTAATTCTTGATGTAATTTGTTTGTAAATGCACTTCCATCACTTCCTGTTGTAAAAGCCGTATCTATTGAACCAGTATATTGTTCCTCTATAAAAGTACCTTGTACTTGTTTAATTTTATTTCTTTCTAGTATATGAGGTTTAATTATAAGTCCTGTGTCTACATTTGCTCTAGCAGGAACAAAATCTTTTATCATCTTAAATAATACGTTGTCGTAGTATGTAAGGTATCTCACTAGCTCTCCATAGTTATGACTCTTTCTATCAGAGGTAAGTAGGTTATTAATAGTACTAAGTGATTGACTTTCTAACCCTTGGTAGCTTGAAGAAAAAGCTATTCCTGGATCTCCTATTAGGTTATCTATATTAAACCCGGTAGTTGATGCACTTATGATTTTATCGTCTAATTCGTATGTTGGTGAGTATCCTACTTCTATAGAGTGAATATCGTCTGAGTATTTCTTGTCTCTAGTTATTATAGTAGCATACTGTGATAATGTATTACCGCTAACAATACTTCCTGTATCGTCTGTTCTTATCTTTCCTAATGAAGAAGTATAGGCAGTTAATGGTCCTGCATTAAAGCTACCTGTTGTACCTCCTCCGAAAGTTCTAACGTATAAACCGTTAATATTACTTCCAGAACCTATTATGTTATTATCTGTTGGTAATCCAAAAGAAGCTATAAGAGCTTTTAATCCTCTCTCTGTTCCCTTAGTTTTAAGTAAATAAGGTAAGTTATGGTAAACTCTTTTATGTATATCGTTTCTATAATTTTCTGTTGATATCGGGGTGTTAGAAGCTGATATGAGGTCAGTAACTACATCACTACCTGTCTGGTAAGTTTGTCCTGAATATATGTCAAATAAGCTTTCTGCTGATCTAACGTTGTTATAAATTTTTACTCCAAAGTTTTTAAGTAAATCTTGTATCAAGTCTTTTGATGCTCCAAAATCTAATCTATTATCATTATCGTACTTATCTGATAAAGCTTTAGAGTAGATGTATAAATTATCAAAATGCTGAGCAAGCATATGAATAAACGTAGAGTATTGAGCACTGTCAGCATCATCTCTAATATATTCTGGTACTGTATTAATAAGTAAGTTTGCATTACTATCATCATATACGCTAGCACTAGAAACAGTTGTACCGAAGTATTCAGTTACAAAAGATCCAGTAGCTGAACCGGTTGCTTGTATATATGGTTTTTCTTGAGGATCTTGTTTAGGCCAAGATGTAGACCCACTGCCAAAGTATAAATGTCTATCGTAGTGATCAAAGTTATTTATTATACCATCTAGTTTTCCTTTCCAAAATAAATCACTTCCGCTAGTAAAGGTAGTACTGCCGCTTTCTCTAGCTATAGCAGCTTGAGATGATGATACTTGATACTCTTCAATAAGATTAAGTTTATATTGAAAGTTTCTTAATCTTTCTTCTACAGAACTAAAATGAGCAAAATTAGCAAAGTCGCTGTAGTCAATACTTAAGTTTATACTTTTTTCTTTAAAAAGACTATTCAATTCTCTATAACTATTATTAACAGGAAAGTCGAATAATTCTTGATAGTTAAGAAAAGAAGTAGGTGAAGCTGATTCTTCTTCTGTTATTATAAAGTTAGGTCCTTTAAGAAATGGTAGTTTAGGAACATCAGGAGTAAAAACAGCATTTACTTCGTATGCTACACTATCTGCTACCTTTTGTTCTATAGTAAGAATAGTCTTCTCTTCTACTTCATCAGGTAGAGGTTGATATAGTTTTACTAATACTGCTTTATACTCTCTATAATCTTCTGTCTTTATATTTACAGCAATATAGAGTTTATTGTCTCCAATATTTAATCTGAAGTCATTAAAGTAAGAAGTAGATTGTATTTCTTTTATTAAAGAGTCAGAGTACTCAATTATCTCTTCTGAACTAAGCTCAGTTGATAAAAGTCTTAGCTCTGTTCTATCTTCTGATATAGTTTCTATAAAAAATCTTCCTCCTAATTTAGTTTTACTAAAAAGGTTTTTAAGGAAGTTATATTTTATTATTACTGAGCTATCTTTAAACCCATTATTTATTGCATCATCGGTAGGGTTAAGCTGTATAGAGGAAGGTTTACCGTCTATGGCTATTTCACTATCTTGACTCGTTTGAATATTTCTTGAGTCGTATATTGAATCTATAAGATTAAAATCTAGATCTAAAAAATGTGTTTCTATCTTATCCTTTACTAGGTCCACACTACTATTGATCTCAAACACATTACTGTTGTTTGTATCAGTTGGTTGGTATCTATCCTTAGTTTCAGGATTAATTTGAGAAATAAAATATTCTGTTGCCATTCTTATTTATAAAATAATTCCCAAGATTGAGAGCTACGAGTCCAAATATAATCATCTCCTTTATATTTTTTAATTTCGTTAGGTCTTAATCCAGGTTTACCGAAAGGAGCAAATCTTCTTTCAGTAACTTTTTTAGCTTGAACTGTCTTAACCGGTTCTGGTTTTTCAATTCTCTGTTCTCTTACTTGTTCAACCTTTTGGTTTAGCTCTTCAAAAACTTTAGTATTATCGTTAAAACCAGTTCCAGTTGGATTGATAGAAGTGGCTAGTTCAGTTTGAGCTTCTATTGAAGCTATATTTTGTTGAAGTAGTCTTTCTCTCAGGTCAGCTATTTCATCTAATAAAGGTTGTACTTCTAAATTTTCTTGTTCTAATTCAACTACTTTAGAGCTTTCTCTAATTAGAAATTCATGTGATTTTATATCTCCTTCTGCTGGTATTTCATAAAATAATTTATCGTAAAGTCTAAATAACTCTTGTATAGTATCTCTGTCTTCTTCTACCTCTTCTATAAAAGTAGTAAAATCCCTACTTACTTTTTTGCTTAGGTCTTCATTATTATATACATTTTTAGATAACCTTATTTTAGCCATTTCTTACTATTTTAAATACGTTATCATTATCAAATGTACAAGTGTTACCATCTATCTCCGACCTTACTAATAGTCTATAGTATCTTTCTGGTTGTAATCCATTCATAAAAATATCTAAGTAAGGTCCTGTGCTATCACAGCTTATCTTACTATAACTTGAGTTAAATGGAATTACTAAGTCTTCTGTAAATTCATCTTTAAGAGCGTAAACTGATCCGCTATTCAAAGCATAGTTAGTTTTATAAATACTTCCGGTTGTAAATGTTCTTGATGGGTATTTTGGTCTAGCATGTAATCTAAATCTTTGCTTACCTACATCAGGATATCTACCTGTATTATTAGTTATCTTTACATGAGCTATAGGATTAGTTAATACACTTAAACTCCCTGTGACATAGCTTTGATCGTCCCAAGTAAATGTTAGTGAAGGTGGGTATATAGTATTTGTATTAGAACTAAAGAATTTATGTCTAACAGAAGAGCTAAGATTAAACTCTATATCGTCGTGAAACTTTAAGATAAATCCGTTATTAGTTAATGTTCCACTATAATGCATATCTACTGCATTAGTAACATCCATAAGTATATCTACATCATCGTTAGTTTCAAAGCTTTGAGAAGACTCTAAGTTGACACCTGATGAACCTGTAAACCATGTTCCACCTCCTGTATATGTATCGTTGTATGAGCCGGTTGTGCCAGCTGCAAATTGACCTTGTATATTCCACGCTGCTGTAGCTTCTGGTTTAGTGAACTTCCAAGAACACCCAGATCTATCAGCAGAACCTGTATTTATATCATCAGCGTATTTACCTATTCCACCGTCCCAATAAGCACTGACCGGATAACACTCTATAGAATGTGATACTGGTGTTTCATAAGCAGAAGCTATAAACATCTCAATACTAGCTGTCCATTCGTTAGCTCCTACTTTATTAGTAAGTACATCTGTTATTTCGCTATCTTTAAAGTGTATTAGAGTTCTAGAGGTTTGTCCTATTTCTTGAATTGGATACCCTCCTATCTCTAACATTTCATCGTAACCAGCATTACCTGTTGCTACTTCAGTAAAGATAAAAGTATCTTTGTCGGGAAAAATTTTATATACTGCCATTCTATAATGTTGTTACTCTACCTTTAATATCTACCTCTGGGTATTTTATTTCAAATATACAAGGATCAAATGAAGGGTATACTATGTTATTTTTTGTTGCACCAGTAATATCGTATCCATGTGTAGCGTAATTACCTTCGTTAGAAGTTAAGTTAACTATTTCTACATTCTGAATAGTTTGAGTTCCTTTTATTTTATCTAATAGAGTATAAATCTCTGATAAATTTATAGGCTGGTTAATGCTTCTTTTTTGTATCTTAAAGTAATCCTGTATCGCTATATTACACTGTAGTAATACGTCTCTACTAGCATAATTTGGTCTAACTATTACTTCGTAGTTAACTCCTATATTTACAACGAATGCATCTTTTATACTTATACTATCAGTAAGTAGCATAAATTCAGATAAATAAGTTCTTAGGTTAGCTTTTAAAGTACTTGTTGCAGTAGTTAGTTTTCTATCATTATCGTATCCTAATACATAAAGAGATAGAGCTAAAGGATTATTATCTACAATACTATTCTGTTTAGAAGAGTTTGTCAATTGATCCTGTACTACATATGCTTTAGCCACACTTCCAAATTTAGCAGGTAGCGATAATGCTCTTACTGTGTAGTCTTGAAGTGTTACAATTCTATTTTGACTATTAAATGATCTTAAAGAGTTTTCTCTTAACTCCTCTACTGTGTCACCATCTCTACCTCCAGCAGCTGGGGATGGGTTTGTTATCGTTACATTCGAAGTATTAGTCCCGCTTATAGTAAGTATATTAGTGATTGTATTAGCAGGTACGTTTGAACTTATTCCACCGCCTACAAGATACTGAATATGTAGATTAGTTGTAGGTGCTGTTCCGTATGCTTTACTATATGTAAAGTTAGATGGATCGTATGCTGTCGTTAATGAACCGCTTCCGTTGTAGTTAGAAGATCCTTGATTAAGACCATTACCTATAGTTGAAGCATCTGGAAGTATCGTAGTATCATCACTGGATAATGTTCCTGCTCCAAATTGTATATCTAGGTCTCCGTTAGATTTGAATCTTGATACGAACCTATACGGTACTTTACGTAGATTCATTATATAAGGAACTGTATCTGAGTCTGCTGATGCATTAGTTTCATCTAGAAATACAGTATCTTGTCCTAGAAAAGGAACTTCAGTCCAAACTGTATTATCAGAACCAGTTACGTTAAGTACTCCTATTATATCTGTATCTGTAATAGTAATAGTTTTAAACTTTTCTGCTCTACTTATAGCTGCTGTTTTAGTTTTTATTTCTCCTGAAAATGCTTTAGCTTTTTTAACTAATTTAAATTCAGTAGGATTGTTATTAGAATCAACTGAATGTATTATTACATTAGTAGGATCATAAGAACTACTAAAGCTAAAGTCTATTGGACTATCTATTAAGAAGTTAGTTTTAGAACTATCTACAGATTGAACTACTGTATTAGCGTTTACGATAGGAGCTGCAGACCAGTTAGGTTTTATATCTCCTGAACCAGATGCTGCTATAACAACGCTTAGTTCTAATTCAACTTCTGATACACCTGTTACTTTTGGTTGATATCCCATCATGTAAGCAAGGTTAAAGAGGTTTTTAGGGTCTTTTGCGTGAGTTAAGAAAGTTTCCTGTAATTGAGTATCTTGGTAAAAAGATAAAACATCACCTACATATGATGCCATTTCAATAAACATCATACCTGGTGAAGAAGGAGAGAAATCGTTATAGCTATCTGGAAAGTAATTTTTAGTATATTCGATAAGTTGATCTCTAAAGTCAGAGAACTCTCTATTGTTGTATTTTATGTCTCTAAGTTCTGCCATTATTCTATATTAATTAGTACTTCGTCTTGAATATTTGCATCTCTAATAGCATATTTCATATAAAGCGATACTATATGGGTATCAGGATCAGAAAATAATTCTAACTTAGTTGGTATTACTCTTGGGAAAATAGTAGATAAATCATTTTTTACTACAGCTTTTATTTCTTCTAGAGCGTTTTCAGTTATATTTTCAAATAATAACTCTCTAATCCCACTACCGAAAGTAGGGTTAAGAGGTCTTTCGCCTTTATTAGTTAAAAAGTAATTTATAAGGTTAACTTTTAAAGCATCTTTAGTTTGAAAAGTAGAGTTAAATACAGCTTGACCAGAAAATGGTAGGTCTAATCCTACAGCTTTTCTAGGCTGTCTATCTAACGGGTTTATCTTTTTAACGTCTAATGCCATTAACCAAGTCGATTTCTATCTTTTTCGTATGATTTATCTAATACTGCTTTTGCTTTACTTACAAAATCAAGTTTACTTATATCTATTCCTGGCATTGGTCCAGAGTTTTCTGTTAATCCCATTCCTGTTGCTATATTAGAAGCAAAGTTTGGTTTCTTAACCATTGATGAATCTGCGTTAACTACGTTTTTATAGTCTTCTCCAGTCATTGATTGTTTAGTCATATTCAACATTTCCTCTAATGGAACTGTTCCAGGGTTCATTCTGCCGGTTGACCATGTTCTCTTTAGGTCTTTTTGCTTAACAGCTCTATACTCTTGTGATGATGGAGTACTAGCAGCTTTAACAGCTTCGTTAAGCATTTCTTGTAACTCATCCTTTACGGCTGATCGAACCTCTTCACGGATGATTTTTCTCAATTGATCTAGTTTCATATTAATAAATAGTTAGTTTATGGAAGTTGGTTGTTAATTCTAAATTTTAATTCGTTTACTAGCACTTCTGTACTGCTAGAAAAGCTAAGAGGTCCTTTTAACATAGTGACACCTCTTGCATCTACAGCAATAGCTCTTCTTCTAGGCGCTATAGCAGGTGAATCTGGGTCTGTAATAATTTTAATCGTATAAGTAGTACCTGATTCTGATGTATATTTTATATCTTCTGTAGAGTCTTTAGATGTTGATATCTTTATAGTATTTACAATACCTTGTCTCTCTTCTAAAGTTAAGTTAGGATTAGTAGCACATCTGTCTAATAGCTCTCTAACTCTTCCTATTTTTTCTTCAACTGGTTGAAATGTTCTTTTAGCATCAGTAACAGCATCTAAAACTACTTTTGCATCATCTTCTAACGTATTAACAGTTTTTCTTAACCAAACTAATAAGTTTGCTTGAGCTTGAATAAAGCCTTGAGGGAAAGAGAATATTACTCCAACTAAACCTGGTCCTCCTAGGGTTGAAGGTACTCCTAGATGTGCTAATAAGTCAGCAGCTATTTTTCCAGCTTTTGTTGCTGCTTTAAGTTTCTTAGCTACGTTATTATATTTGTCCATTTTTACTAGAGATTTACTAGTTAAGCTTTGAACTCTATTAACTTTATCTATTCTTATTTTTATTTCTGGTATATCGGGACAATTATTTCTTACTATATCGTCTATAATTCTATCTAGTTCAGCCATGGCATACGCTTTTGCATACTGCTTTAGATTCTCTAGTGCTACAGTTGTATGTCCACCGATTTTACTTTTAAAGTCTTTAAGTAGTGAATGTGGCATTATTCTACGAATACTTTTTTAGATTTTAAAGAAGATGTTTTACCTAATGGGTTTATTCTACTTCGTAACCTTACAGCTAAACTCGTAAGTGCTACTCCTGCAGCCATTGCTTGAGGAACCGGTCCTCCGGTTACAGCAGTAGCTTTAGAAAGTTGATTACCTATTGATTGAAGTTCTTGTAATAAGTCTCCTAGTAGTCTTTCTAGCTGATCTCCAAGTATTACCGGTTGAGGCAGTCCTTCGGTCATCTCTTTATTTTTAGGTTCTTTACCTAAGTATATTTTCTTTGCATCTAACCCTATATAATCTTCTCCGTCTAGATTTATATTAAGTCCAGAAGCCGTAATAGAGTCTTTTGATGTAAGTACTATGTCGTCTTTTTTAGAATTAAATATTAATCTATTAGAATTTAATATTATCTGTGCTCCTTTATATTTAGACGCAATAGGGTTTTTTTCTTTTGCAGATTCGTTTTTAGTTCTAGCTTGTTCTATATCAACTAAATGATCTGATGTTAAATATAAGCTTGATTCATCTTTATTTATATCTTCATAAGAATGTAAAGAGCTTGAAGTTGATGGTGCTTTACCATTACTTATTAGAGTATATGGAGAATTAATATTATCTTTATCTGTCAGTTTATTATAGGTTCCAGAGAAACCTCCGAATCTTATAGTATTACCGTATCTACCTTGTATTATATAATCACCGTGGTTAGGGTATAGACTAGGTGTATCTGATTTTTCTTCAAATTCATATCCCAGATCTACGTTATAGTTAGTAGTTCCTTCTGCATATGGTGTTGCATTATGGTGTGGACTATTCCAGGTAGAGTATACAAACGTATAGTAGTTCCTAGTTTCACTGTCAGATCTAGTGCTATTATCTTTCGGTCCTTTTACTATTAGTACTATTTCGTTTTTTAAAGGATAGGTTCTTGAAGATGCATCTAGTGGAAATGCTGGGTATAGGTTACCTGGTGTTTCTTTGAATGAGTCGCTTCCTACTATATTATAACGTATAGCTCCTATAGCTTGTGATTTACCCAATAGTTCATAGTCTGGATGAGATTCATCTAAAACTACATCGTACACTCTAGCTAATACAGTATCGTTAGAGATACCAGCACTAGATCCTCCTCCTCTATTTTCGTTATATCCTAAACTTCTACTTACCTCCATCTATATTATCTTCTGGTGATTCTACCTCTTCGACATCTTTCTCCAGAGCTTCTTGTTCTTCTAATAAATCTTGTAAATCAGAAAAATCAAACTCATCTGTATCTCCTTTAGCAGCTGCTGTTTCTATACGTTGAATTACTGTCGCTAATTTAATTAAATGCTCATCATTTCTTACTCCTATCTCCATATATTCTTTTATCATAGGAACGATTAAAGTAGCATCTCCTATGTTTTCTATTAGAGGTTTAAGTTCTCCGATTAAGCCTTTAACTTGTCCTTTAGTCTCTTTAGAGTTATCGTAGATTTCACCGAAGAGGTCAGATAGGGTCTTTCCTTTAAATATTTCTTTATCTAAGCTCATAGTGTTTTATTATAAATATCACTAAGGATACTATTGAGCTTTAGTTAAGTAACCCAGGTCGTAAAGTTTCTGGTATTTAGCTTTAAAGTCTTCTTTGAGTACAGTAACTACTTTTGTTAGTTTAGGTGTATCGCAGTCGGTCATCTCTCTAATATAGATGTAGAGTGCTTTCTTTTTAAATATATCTAAATCGTTTCTAGTTTTGAATATTGTTAAAACAGCATCTGCTATTCTTTTATCTTCATTTTTTATAAACATATCGTCTAACTTACCATAACAGTCAGATACCCATTCGTCTATAAAATTAGAAAGAGTTTTAGCTGAAGGTGAGTGCATTTTAGGTTCATCATCATAAGATTCTTCTATATCTTGAAAGTTACCTATCTTTTTTAACTTTTTATAGTTTTTATTGTTATAGTTTATTAACCACCTTTTTACGATAGTACCGAAATAAGAGTAAGCTTTAGCACCATTAGTAGGGTCAAACTTCATAATCTTGTCTTCTAGTAGAACTGATACAAGTTCATGTTTTAAGTCTTCTATTTTATCTACATCTGTGTAGTAAAACTTAAAAGTATGTATAATATTTTCAGCTAGTTTATAAAAAGGGAGGTAAATATGATCTGTAAATATTTTATTTCTATATTCCTGATCAGTAGAGTTATTGTATTTTACTATGTAGTCTTCTGTTTCTTTTGTAAAATAATTAGCTTTCGCTCGTTTCCTTGCCATAATTTTGGGGGAGCATATAGTCATTAAGTTGCTCCTGTACTTCTTTCATTTGGTTAAAAAATTCACCAACTTCATCATCTGATTGAAAGACCCCATTTTCATCAAGTGTTTGTAAGTGTCGTTTTGATTCTCCTACGATATTAGAGATATTTTGTAGATATTTCACTTGATCCTGTGTAACATCTTCATATTTTTCTACTTTTACCATTAGGTTTCTTATAATATAAGCTGAAATAACCAATAAAGCAACTAAAGTGCCGGTTATTATGTAAAATAATGTAGGATTAAGTTCCATTTATAGATTTTTTAGCATGTTTTGAAGGCCTGAAGAGGAATTCACTCGTTTTCCTGTAGAGGCTTGTGTTTTCTTTACTTTTTGAGTAGCACCACCAGTAGATTTTAACCAGATATCGTATTCTACCTTGGAAGCCATAAAGTCTGCCATGTGGAGTACGTATACTATGTTAGTTTTCATCCTGGAATTAGGATTATGACTATAAAAGTAAGCTTCGTTAGCTTTATCGAACACTCCATCGTGTAGTCTGATACCTAAAAACTCGTTATGGCTGACTTTTATACCGAATTTCTGTAAGATATACAAAGATCTATCGGGAATAAGCATGAAAGGTAGGTCTGGGTTAAAGTTATACATCTCGTGTAACTTATCTTGCCTCCATTTATCAGTCTGAGGTATATAGTTATGTGTATCTCCATCACCTAATTTACCTAAGTCATGAAATATAGCAGCAAATACTAGTTCTTCATCGGTAAAATCTATAGTTCCACCCATTTCCTCGTATAATCTCTTAGATTTTATAGCATACTCTACTACTCTATTAACATGATCTACATATCCACCGGGTATAGCATTATGATGCCAAGTTTTAGAACTAGCAGGTGCCATAATATATGTTTCACCTATATGTTCTACTAATTCTTTTACCTTATCCTTACGTTCACCTATATAAGTATCTATTATTTTAAGATGTTTCTCGTAATTTGAATGGATTTTCTCCGCTGTTAATGTCATATTAGATTAATTACTATTATTATTATATTTATTTATATATCTTTATATATTTATATATACCTTATTATTAAATATTTTAATATATAATTAAGATAATGTTTTTAAAGCAGAAAAGCAACTATTTTAGTATAATTTTTTGAAAATATTTTTTTACTTTAGTAAATTCACCTGCTTCCCACATAACTTCTACCTGTAAATTAAGAGTTTTACCTGATTGACTAGGTTTAACCCCTATAATCTGAGTAATTATAACTTGATTACCCTGTAATCTACCGTAAGTCTCTCTATCTGCTGAACTTATTTCATCAAATCCATAAGAATTCTTTATAAAGTACGTTAAATCTCCTGACCAACTACCTGTAACTATTGGAGCTCCGTTATATCTCCATTGTTCTGAAGTGGGAGTAGCGTGAACCTCCATAGTAAAGTATTGAATTTTAGGGTTACTCTCATCTATATCGAACGTATACGTGTTATTTTCAACTATAGGTTTTATAACAGCAGTACAATCTCCTCCTAAACAAGTGGGTTCGGCGAGGGGTTCGGGGGAGCATGATAGGAATAGTGCGAAGCCCGCCGCGCAAAACGCGCGAAGTTGCCACGAAAAATTATACATACAGATCACTTGAAGTTATTTCCCTATTCATAGCTCTTCCCATCGTTTCCAACATACTTGGACTGCCATACTCTATATAGACCTCTCTTAATATATCCAGTACCTCTCTTTCGGTATATGTATGTGTTAGGAGGCTGGGTTCTTTATAGTACGTTATCGTATCC